GATGAACAGTAAGATTGAAGTGCGAGTATGCTTCCGACACACTTTCAGGCAACACTCCATCGCCGTCAACAGCGAAATCGTCTCCTTGTACAACCCAGTTGTACAGTTTATAAAGTCCTAACTCTTCGCCATAATACATGGCTAGTTTGTTGTACTGTGAGTCAATGAAGTTTGTACCTCCACTGCCTGACTTTATTGACGAGTTACATGGTCCAACAATCCCGGATGGACTGAGTACCTTGACCATCTTTATGTCACTAAGGTTCAAGTGATAAAAGAATTTGCTGGCTTTATAGAACCAATCTGACATGCCTTTCGCCATTTCAGACCAGATCCAAGGTACAACGGACGCATCAAAAGAGCTAACGTCACCAGACAATACGATACGATTACCACATGAGTTTAGCATGTGTTGCATGCTCTTATCAATGGCTGGGGTATCGCACCAAGCTACGTGTATGTTCACACCACCTGGAGCCTTAACGTGACGTAATTCTTCCTGAACTAATGGACTAAACATTTTCCAAAGCACAGCTTCAGACTTCTCGCAAGCGAGAATAAGACGTTTAGTCTTCGGATCGCTAAGTGGATCAAGTCCACGGTTAACAATACGTTGACCAACCATTGCCCAGAAAGTTACCTCATGACCGCTGGTTAATTCGGCGAACTGTTTCTTAGCCTTGGACGTAATGTAAGCTTGTATGTCCTTAGCTTCTTGGAACTGAATCCTTTCCATCGTTGGGTTTGCCTTCCACCCTGACTTATAGAAAGGAGGACCAGAATTGGTCGTTCCATCGAGACCAGGTGATTCCGGGTCATGCTCTTCACCCGCCACACGAAGTGTGTTTATCACCGTGTCTACATCAAACAGACGAATAGACTGCGAGGGCACCTCAGAAACTAGTCTGTCGATAGCCCTATAGAAAGCACGACGGTCTAAACTAGCAGGGGTTGGTTTATCGGACATGACAGCTTTTAGCTTATCAGGGCCGTCCTCAAGATAGCCTTTGTACATTGACTTAGGACCAATCTTACCTCTGTTGCCTTCTTCTAGAATAGACTCTACCATCTCCACCAAGACAGGGTCTTTCCCGCTCATAGACGCGAGATACGCTTCCTGAAACTGCGCAGTTATTTCCTCATAGGTAACGTAACCTTTTCCCTGCCTAAACAGGTTAGACCTTAGATCGGTTTCGTTCCCTGCGACTAAGCGCGTCATCCAACTAGCAGCCCTTCGGCGTGACTGCTCGTCATGTACCATCCCA